CGCGTATGGCCTGCGATGATAACATTATCCTTGTCGATAACGATGGGGACTTTGAAGCCAAAGGCCCGGATGCTTGCCGCCACCGGGTCGATGGCCGGTTCATTCAAGCGCGGGTTATTCTCGTATGGCTTCAGCTTGTCAATGTCAATGTCTTTAACTTTCATCTGTTACACCTCAAAGTATTATTGCAACATCTGCAAATATGAGTACCTCCTTGCCATCATCGTGGCAATTCTGCAAAAGAAAGGACAGGGCGCGGTCAAACACCACCCCGGCAATAGTTCTTGCACGGGCTATACCCCTATCGCGCTACCCCGTACCCCGCTACCCCTCATCCCTGCCAGTAGCCGCCAGCAATCGACCCTGCATCGCTCGTCTCTCGTTCGCGCCCATCGCGTAGTGGTCATGAATCATCCGATGCGTCGCTGGTGATACCGCAATCAGATTCGCGGTGTCCAGTCCTAAATCAGGCCTGTCAGCAAGCGGCACGATATGATGAACTATCGAAGCGGGGACGAGTCTCCCGGTCAGGTGTTTGATATATTCATCACACCCGCCCGACCTGGACATAATATACTTCTGCATCTTTATCCACGCCCCCGAATGGTAAAACGCGGCCCGGTCTTTATCCCGCCGCGCCTTGTCATATTCTTTATGCCGCCCTCTTTGGCACGGGCATTTTTCGCCATGTCGGTGCAATCGCCCGCAGGAGCCGCATTTAGTCATCAGCATATCATCGTCCCCATGAGAAAGCCCCGCCGGTATCGACGGGGCCAAGACAAAGGAGGTGTACTATGAGCCGGGGGAGGAGTGTCAATCTTACCCCCTTATCATATTACCACCAAATGAGCCGAATTTAAGATCATCTTAAATTATTTTTTAGCCGCAAATGAATATCGACGATCCTCCAAACAATCTCTTGAACCCACCGCTTCACGGTCACTTCGGCAACATGACGTCCTACCAATTCGCCGTAGCGCATTGTTACCCACACCACCCATGACGGCCTACCCACCCCCCGCGGCTGTTTCATCGCGTCACGCCGTAGCCGAATCAAAATTCTCTTGCTGTCACACAATCCCCGGATTGCAATATCCGTTGCCCGCAACCACGGATACGAATCCGATTTCTCATCGTACGCCACAGACGCCAGCGCCCGGGATTCTGTCGGCTTGCCCACACCACCACGCCGACCGCCGTTCTCATCAGCCGGTCTTGTCAAAAACTCCGCCTTGCTGTCGCAGTACGCCCCCACCTCTTGCTCATAGTGAAGCAAGTACCATTCGGCGGTTTTGTAATCCCTGCGCCGGTCTGCGGCAATCTGCGCAAGTTCATCTGCAGGCGCGGTTATTGTCTCATCCATTGATACGCCTCCTTAATCAGCACCAATTTCAACAACCTTAACCACCAAAGCCGGTTCTCCATACCACTTCGCGCCCGCCCACTGAACGATCTGTGAATCATCCGCCCACACAATCCCGGTGAGAGCGTCCCACACAAGCTTTTCAAGGTTGTCTCCGTCGGGGCGGGTGAGTGGTTGGATTACGCCGGTCATCGCGTCCTCCTTCTTTGCTTTTGACCATCCTTTCGGGATAGGCATAAAGAATTGACACCAGACGAATACCCGCCCGGTAATCGGCGTTTTGCCCCGCATCGCCGCCCTTGCCGCCGCCGAGACAATATCTTTATACGACTTGCACTTTGCGGTTTCATAAGCGTGGCCCTGCCGCGTGAACCGTGGCCTCGCCTGTGGGACAGGCACACCCGGAACGCTGATTTTTATCATTCGCCATCCCTCCCTATCTTCTGCCCGCAAAACGGACAGTACATAATCGGCATTTTCTCCCACACAAGAGAATCGCCGCTGTTGTCAATCGTCTGAAAAAACGCCGACACCGCGAGAAAAGGCTCTTCGCAACCGTATGTCCACAATTCTTGCGTGACCTCAATCTTGCCAAGCGGCCCCAGCGAAACCGTATCTTGTGCAAGAATTTCACCGCCGTCATGCGTCTGCTTGCAGTATTTACACATCGCCGCCGCCTCCGTCAGCTTTCGTCGTCATAACTCCCTCCCGCATCTGCCACAGCGTCAAGCGTCGCCGCCAACAATCTCAATAAGCGTGCGCGTTCTTTCATTCGCCTCCGCACTTCTCTAACGGCGTCCTCTTTATTCTTGCTGATACCCAAGATTTCGCCTTTAACGGCATCACTAATACGGAAAGGCCGGGTTCTGATAACCCTTTCGTCATTGTCAAAATATGCTGTCCAAGCCTCGGTTTCAGCCACCGTCGTCTCCCCCTTCAGCCTTTATCCACGCCGGGCGCTCGTGCCTCATTCGACGCCCTTGGTTATCCCAAAAATGTGGACATGGCCTTTCCCTCGGAGTCTCTACAAAAACAGATTGCCAAAATTTGGAAACCGGCGCGGTATAACGATAACATTTATGACTGAGATCGCAGTTTTGGCCCGGACACATTGTTATATCAGCCATCGCCGTCGCCTCCCTTCATAATTGCTTTAATCAGTGCCGGTCTTGACCAACACCGCTGAAATTGCCTCCACTTTTGAGAATAATTCACCCACTCGCGCGGTTGCTCCAATTGTGCAAACGGCATCGCCCCCGCCAGAAAGACGGTTTTTAGCCTCTCCTCATTCTCGCTCATATCGTTACCGATCAGCACATAACACCTTATCTGATTACGGCTGAATCCCGCTTTAACCAGCTTTTCACACGCCTTCAAAAACGGCTTAATTCGCGCTGGGCTGTCACACGCTAACCATAGACTCTCAATCCGTAATCCGCGCATCTGCTCGACGTCCCAATCAGTGAGAAATTCAGACTCAAGACCGCCACTGAACCTCACCGCCTTTTGTCCTTTCAACATTTCGTAAACCCGCGCCCGATGCGGCTTCGAGCAGGCTAAAAAGTTATTGTCTTGGATGATATGCCCCGGCGCGAAGTCTGCAATCTCGCGCAACCTCCCTTCACGCTTCGGCACAAGACAGAACGGGCAGTTATTGACGCACCCCCGGCTCGTCACTGTGATACCCGGTTTTAGATACAACCCCGGCTCAAACGGCCCGTCGCATGGGTCATCGAACGCCACCCCCCCCTAGAAGTACGGGCTTTTTCGTCACCTCGCGCCATGATTCGTAGAGGTAACGCCCGCGGTATAAATCCCAAGTGAACGTAACGACAACATGGATTTCGTCATGGTCAGGGATGAATAGCCCCGGTACGTCATAAAACGCCATATCATCCGTTGGCGTCATGCTCGTTTTTCGCGCGAACACCCGGATAATTCTGCTCATTCACGCCATCCTTCGCACTCAATCAGCCTATCCAGATACCACCGCGCTTTTTTCAAATCTTCAGCGCCGCCTTTATATTGGTATCTGAATAAATACTTGATAACGTTGCCCGCGAGATACCCAGCGAACCCGTCACCCGTAGCCGCTTTAATGGCGTCTATACACTCGACGCCGCCATGCACATAATGCAGGGGATGGTTGACGGCATCGTGAGTATTATGTTTTATGCAGTCGCCGTCGCAACTGTCACAATCGCTGCCACAGATTTTATACTGCACTTCATTGGCCTTGTTTGTTTTCGCCATCATAGCCGCCCCCTGTCCGAATTGCGCCTATTGCACCGCTCGATTGCCGCCGCCCGTTCGTCAGCGTCGATGCCGAGGGCGTCCGCCAACGTAAACAACGCGGTAATCGTGTCGGCCCATTCGTCATAAACATCTACGATATTTTCGTTGGCGCGGTCGAGGTCAATACCAACTTGACCCATCGCAAACTGTAACTCAGTAAGTTCTTCATAAACCTTCGCCAATAACTCTTTCATTTTCTTTTCGCTGACCGGCCCTTTTTCATCGCGCTTGACGGGGCGCGGCATTTTGCAACCGACATTCGTGCCGGTCGCAATCGCGCCAACTACCGCCTCATGCTTGATTTCAAGGTTGCCCGCAAGGAGGCCGGTCATCGTTTTGTCGCAGAGTTCCCACCCACAGTTGCCGTGGAATTTCAACCCTTCGTCTGTCAGCTTGAAGGTTGCCGCCCTGCCTTGAATCTTAAATTCCTCAAAGAGTTTGATACCCAACATCTTCGCAACCTCCGTCATGTGATTCATGCCATTACCCCCTTATCTTCTAACTCTTTACGCAAGTCAATAATCACATTGGCAAGCTGGGCGCGGCTTGCCGCCTCAATCACAAGGGCGAACACCTCTTTATCCTTACCCAGCTTTTCCACCAGTTCCCACGCCTCGTCAATCTGCGCTCTCGTCGCCTTTAGCATTTAGACCGCCCCCATCCAGGTATTCGTAATACTTGTCACATACAACCTTACGCGCCCGCTTCTCAAATGCTTCAAGTCCTTCTCCCTTCGCACAGTTCCGGCAGATTGGCCCGTGTCAGCGCTTCGGCAAACGGTGGAGGGACAGCATTCCCGCACCTTGCCACTTGCGCTTTTTTCGAATAGTTCCTGCCGTCAGCATCCCGGTCGATGATGTAATCTGCCGGAAATCCTTGGGCGTTAAACAGTTCTCTCGGCGTCAACATTCTCATACCAATATCGACAATGCGGTATTTGCTCCCCTTGATTATCACAAGCCCGAAGCGATCTCTCGCGGTTACGGTATGCAGCGGCTCCGTCAGCGGCTGTCCGTCCCCTTGCCCATAGTATTTGATAAGAAAGGCTTCAACCTCCGCGAGATGTTGCCCCTGTGCCGTCACGGTAGCCAGCGGCCTTGTAACCGGTGCTCCCACGCTTGCCCCGTACATCTGCATGATATACGGCGCAACCAATCCGTAACGGTTGCTTGAATCCGTAGTCATTAGCGGTTTCTCTACCGATTGCCCCCGGACTTCCCGCCCGGATTGTTCTTGATGGTACTGTATGAGCGTCGGTGCCGCCTTCTTCCCGTCCATATCAACGACAAACGGCTCTGGATTGTCCAGGACGAATTTCTTCAATCCCCGCGCAATCCGTCGCATGGTATTCTCACACAGCGGTTTTTCCCGGTCGAAAATGGATTTCGCTTCAATGCCCCAATCTATGATTTCCGCCGCCGTCCTCCACGGCTTCATTTCCCCACTGTAAACCATGAGGCTGTCCGGATCTCCGTGCGTCGGCTCCGGCCACACAATCGCCGCTCCGTCGCACCGGGCCACCAGGAAAAATCGCTTGCGGATTGTCGGCGCTCCGTAATCACAAGCCCGGAGTTCCCGCCACTCGACCTTATATCCGTACCGCTTCAAGGCCCGGACGAACCGGCGGAATGTCTTGCCCTTTTGTCTTTTATCCGGCGTTCCGTTGGCGGTCAGCGGTCCCCAGGATTGAAATTCCTCGACATTCTCCAACATGATTACTCTCGGCCGGATCAGCCGCGCCCACTTTACCGCCACCCATGCAAGGCCCCGGATTGCTTTCTCGACCGGCTTTCCGCCTTTCGCTTTGCTGAAATGCTTGCAATCGGGCGAGAACCACGCAAGTGCCACTTGCCTGCCC